ATGAGCCTACAATCCAACAAGCGAAGCCAGACGAAATCTTCTTCTGCACGCAGGAAAGACATCTACAAAAAATCAAAATACTATCAGGAAAAAAGGCAAAAATTGCTGATTGCAACAGGTATCGGTATCTTTGTTCTGGTTTTTATACTTATTCTGGCAGGTATCCGCGGATGCAGCAACTATATGAGTTCCAGACAGGCAGCAGCCAAAAAAGCAGTTTCCATGAACGCTTCTAAGGACAACAGCCAGAAAGCATCCTCAGATTCTCAGAACACGGATTCCTCCAATGCTACAGTATCTTCTCCTGTTTCTCTGACACTCAGTGTTGTCGGTGACTGCACTCTTGGCACAGATGAAACTTTTGATTATGATACCAGCTTAAATGCTTATTATGAAAATTACGGTGCAGATTATTTCCTGCAGAATGTAAAAGATATTTTCTCCACAGATGATCTGACTATTGCAAATTTTGAGGGAACACTCACCGATTCTGATGAACGGGAGGATAAAACATTTGCATTTAAAGCACCCGCATCCTATGCCTCTATTCTGACAGGCGGATCTGTAGAAGCCGTAAATACCGCTAACAATCACAGTCATGATTATGGTGAGCAGAGTTTCAATGATACTCTGGCAGCATTGGACGACGCAGGGATTGTGCATTTCGGATATGATGAAACTGCTGTTATGGATGTAAAGGGAATCAAAGTGGGATTAGTCGGTATCTATGAACTGTACGACCATCTTGAGCGCGAGCAGCAGTTAAAAGACAATATCGCAAAAGTAAAGGCAGACGGGGCACAGCTGATCGTAGTGATCTTCCACTGGGGTAATGAAACGGAAACCGTTCCGGACAGCAACCAGACAACACTTGGACGCATCGCGATCGATGAAGGCGCTGATCTTGTATGCGGACATCATCCGCATGTACTTCAGGGCATTGAAACTTATAAAGGCAGAAATATTGTATACAGCCTCGGAAACTTCTGCTTCGGCGGTAACAGTTCTCCAAGTGATATGGACACCATGATCTACCAGCAGACCTTTACTATTGATGCCGATGGGGTAAAAAAAGACAACGTGACCAATATCATTCCCTGCTCCATTTCTTCTGCTGCCTATGATGGATATAATAATTATCAGCCAACTCCGGCAGAAGGTGATGAGGCAACAAGAATCCTTGGAAAAATCAATGAGCGGAGTTCCTGGATTTCTACTGCAGAAGGCAGTTCTTTTACTGCAAAATATAACAGTAATAATGACTCCCAGAGCAGTTCTGCAGATACAGCTGCTTCAGATAGTGATATCGTTGATATGAACAGTTCAGCTTCAGATGACACAGACGCAGAGACATACGACGAATCCTATGATACCGATAATTCGGACGCCGAATAAATGGAGCCTTCATTCATCCAAAATCACATCAATACTTCAAAAGAGCTGAAAAATCCAGTTAAGGACTTCTCAGCTCTTTTTTATATTTTTACTATGCTTTTATCAGGCAGATAAAAGCATCCTCTTCGCTACTTGCTCATAACCAGATAATTGATTGATATAATTATTTGGGTGACATTATATGATAATCATAGCATCCCGCATGTTAATGGTAGGTAACCAAAATCTAACATTTGTTAAATATATATAAGGAAGCGTTTAATCTTCCTTATATTCTATAACGTCCTCTATCTTACATTGAAGAGCTTTACAGATTCGATCTATCTGTTTCAAGTTAACTGGCTCATTTTTCCCCATGCTTGCCATGGTTCCGTAGCTGAGTCCAGTTGCATCCTTTAAATCTCCTTTATTCATCCCTTTATCAAGAAGCGTGTGCCAAAGTGGATTATAAGATATCATCGTCAATCTCCCCTCTTTTCTTTATACATCTTATACAAGCATATGAGAATTCCTACGGAAACAACGATCTTAGCAATATCTAAAATAACATTTATCATATAGACCTCCATTTCATTTGACATGTGTTATTGTGTGCTGTATATTAAAGTTGGATTCAGGGGAGCTCTGACCTCCCCGTTTCCTAACTGAATGTTTTGATCAAGTCTACAATGGCTTGAATCAAATTCAAGATTGCGGTTATGAAGACTAATTTTGCGAGCAGCTCTTCATGACCGCTTTCTTTTTTTGGCTTCTTTCGATTTTGATTCATTTTCTCACCTCCTGTTCTTTATGTTATTATTATATCTCTTTCTCTCTATTATGTCAATGTTTTTCTTCAATTTTTTAGAGATTTTCTTCAATAAACTATTGACATGTACGGTACATATGGTAATATACAACCATAGAAAGCAGAACAAATTTTCGTATAGACGGTGCGAAGTTTAGTTCTTAAAAGGAGGAAAAATTTATGTCAGAACTTTTGAAAAAACAGAAATTTGGAGTTGAGGTTGAATTTACAGGAATAACAAGAACTATGGCCGCTGAGGCTGTTGCAGAAATCCTCGGAAGTCATGCTACCGGACCTGATCGCACTTGCTATCGTACTTATACGATTCGAGATAGCAAAAGAAGAATTTGGAAAGTAATGAGAGATTCAAGTATTTGTCCAGTTAGAAAAGCGGGACGTGAATTAATGGATGAATATAGAGTTGAATTTGTAACACCACCTCTTAATTATGAAGATATTGAAACGCTTCAGTCAATAATCCGTAAATTTAAAGAACTCGGTGGAGTACCTCACAGCAGTTGCGGAATACATATTCATGTTGACGGCGCCAATCATACCGCCACTTCTCTCAGAAGACTGGTAAATTTCTTTTTCAGCAGACAGGAGATTATCTACGATGCTCTTGCGGTAGGAAGTAGAAAAGACAGATGGTGCAAGCCGGTATGTAAGGATTTACTGGATACAATGAAAAAAGAAAAGGATCTTGATGCAAGAAAAGTTGAAGAAATCTGGTACAGCAGTGCGAACGATCAGTATCATGGTGGTATTGATCATAGTCATTACAATTCAACAAGATACCACGCCCTGAATCTTCACAGCTTCTTCCAGAAAGGCACAGTCGAATTCAGACTTTTTAACAGCACTCTTCATGCCGGAAAAATTAAAGCATACATCCAGTTTGTCCTTGCTCTTTCAGCATGGTCTATCGAATCCTCAGACAAAATAGTATTCCGATCAATGCATGGATACACTGCAGAGAAAAAAGTCACACTGATGTATAATATTTTAACAAATCGCCTTGGTCTTTACGGAGATGAATTCAAGACCTGCAGGTTACACATGATGAAACAGCTCAGAAAAAATGCAGAAGCTTTCCATGCAGCTTAATACATTGCAGTATAAAGAGAGGGTTTTCGCCCTCTCTTTAGTTGTAGATTGTTGCAGCAATCTACTTGTCGTTAGATTTCTGTGTCCCCTGGCGAGTGTGGGTGATGGAAGATTCCTTGTTTGGTACCCTAATTATCAATTCGTCCAGCTCACAATCAAGTGCTTCGCAAATTAAATCAAGGTGCTCAAGGCTAACCCTTTCCGTGAGCTCGTGGTACAACTCATTGATAGTGTTCGGTCGAATCCCTGTCGCCCGTGCCAGATCTGCTTGAGTAAGTCTTAGCTCCCCAAGCTTTTTCGACAGTAAAATTTTTATCATGCCATTGCTCCTTCCGTTATAAATTACCACTTTATGGTAATACATGACGGAATTTGTTAGATTATATCGTTTTTAGCTATATCCTATCGAATTTGTGTAAGAAATCTAACACGCGAAGCTTATATAGGTTATCATAACAGTTGTGTAAAATATAGCGGTAATATATGGAAGGAACTATCATTGACAATGCCACACATTGTGTGGTATTATTTCATTATGAAGGAGGTAACAATTATGGACATTACAGAAATGAGAAATTACATAGGAGTCTCTAGGGCAGAATTTTCTAGGCGATACAACATTCCGCTCCGCACACTTGAATCGTGGGAAGCAGGAGTTCGAACTCCGCCAGAATATGTTCTGAATTTATTAGAAGAGTCCGTCAGGAGAACAGATATCATAGAAGTAACGTTTGTGTATGATACGCTTCTGGGAGAAGGCAAAATCCGCCCATGGTCTAAAGATTTGGATGACCAATGCGGCGCCGATCAAGCGGCATATAAAACTGTGTTAAATATAGTTGATAAATTCCGGGAAAGATATCCTAATTGCGAATGGGAAGACGAAGATATAGATTACATCGACGCAATAGAAGACTTTACTACGAATTTCTTAACAGCAACATTAGGAAAAGGAGAAGCAAATGAGTAGAGGGAGCGGTACTGGATATATTCCAGACAAAAGCCATTTAATGTCAAGTACTTTGGCGATGTTAGATTTTTTCAAAGACGGGGAAAAAGCTTTCTCCAACTTTTCAGCTTTTTTAGAATCGAATTATGATATAAGGTCTTCAAACACTGTCAGAATGACTTTCGCCACGTTATGTAAGTGGAAGTTATTGTATGAGGTAGATTTCAAAACTTATACACTCACAGCTGCAGGTGCTGATCTGCTAAAAACACATTCTGAAACTTCATTGGGCAGACAAATACAAAACAGTACGCTTTATTTTGGAGAAATTTTGCAAGAATTGGAAACAGAAGTGCTAACTGGATCAGCACTAAAACAGGCGGCAAACCAGAAATACAGTATGTCGTTCAAGTCGAGCAGCGACTTATCATGTCGTACTCAGTATTTGCTTGGACTGAGCTTTATTGAGAAAAACTCGAAGAAATATAGGATAACTTCACAAGGAAAAGAATTCTTGCAGTTACTAAGAGATGAGAACTTACTTTCAGAGTACAATAATGAAAAATCATATAAAAAACCAGAATCAAATAATCACATCAGTCTTGAGTTGCCTAACAGCTTTTTGAAGAAATGTAAAAGGCGAAATTTATCACCAGAATTTGTGTTATATAAACTTATGGCGCACTACGCAGACAATGAATTGTTTTAGAAGGTTTATTCAAAAGGAACTCCATCTTTATAGAGTTCCTTTTGATGTGATATATTTTAATGTGATTTTAGAAGGTGCCGTCTGTTTTAAATCAACTTCTTGAAATATCCGGCCGGAACAAATTCTCTTACGAATCCTTCTGTTGGATGTGGGATCCTGATAAAATACCACTTTTTACCATTTACGGTTTCGGTGTATTTCATCACATCTACAATCGCATTCTTCTTGATTATCGGAAACAGCTTCGCCTGGGTCTTACCGGCCGCACTGTAGCATTTGCAGTCTTTGATGAATCTAGCCACATAAGCTACTGTGTTCTGCTTCTTCTCCGCATCAGATGTGACAGTCTGATCTCCGGCATAGCGTAAGATACAATGCCATGGATAATTTCTATAGCTGCGGATCAAAAATTCTTTTCCGGTCTGATCTCCCGGCTGTCCACCATGTGCGGTGCCTTTCTCATTGATGGATGCTTCCACTTCTTTTCCGTCTCCGCAGTACATCGCAACATGGTGTGCTTCGTTAAGCAACACATCCCCGCGTTTAAGTCCTGCTGCCGTTTTTACATTTACATCTGCGGTAATATCTTTAAATCCATTACGGAGAAAGACATTTTTCATGTCTCCGGTATATGTCGCACCGGAACTTTTTACTGGAACTCCGGCGTTCTGCCATGCCTGTATTACAGCAGAGGAACAGTCGTAATCTCCCTTTTCACCCCAGCGGTAGTCTTGGTCATAGCCATGAGAATTATCTTTCGCCCATGTCTCCATCTGTCTTATTGCTTTTTCTGTCTTAGTCATTGCAATACCTTCTTTCTCTGTGTTATCAGCATATGTATGAATCATGTTTATGACAGCTTTCTGCCTGTCTGTGTAATCCCCTACCTGGTTCGGCGTCGGGTCTGCCGGATCCCGGCACAGTGTTACATAAATCTTGTCTGCAGTATATGGTTCTGGAGTTTTAGACAAGATTCTTTTCAATGCGTCAAATCCACCCTGATGTAGGATATTGATACATTCCATCATGGCACTATCTGGCATGGTTCCATATGCTTTTTCAATGATCGGAATATACGCTTGTATCTGGTCTTCCATGTACTGATCTTGGCATTTCTTTCCAAGGTCAGTGCTGATAATGTCCACGATACATTTTCCTTTCGCAGATTCTGCTGTTACGGCGTATGTATCCCAGTTCTTCATCAAGAGATCTTTTTCCAAACCTGCAGTGTCCATATCCTTGAACAGCTTTGGGTTAGCTCTCTGGATCCGGTGTAGCAGTTCTTTTGCTTCTCCTGCATACCACTGGCCCGCACCAATCGTAATAGCTTTTTCATTGCTACAGTTCGCTCCGACCCCGGCAAAGCAGGAATAATCCTGCTTACCATATGCCTGATCTCCGGATTCCACTGCGTACAGTATTTTTCTCAACACAGTTATATTTTGCTTATCCATAAGTCCACCTCGCAAAAAGGAGCCTTAAAACAGGCTCCGAACTACTCATTTTTATTCGGGAGTTTAATCTGCCCAAGCGACTGAATGACCTTATCATATCCAACCATTGCAGACAGCCACGAAAGCAGGATAAGCGCAATAAGGTATACTGCCATCTTGCTGTTAATCTGTGCATCCATTAAAATAATGTATCCAGCTCCAACAAGCAGAGATAAAGCTACAGCTACTCCTCCTGCAAGGAAATTTGCCTTGTAGGTTTTTTTCGACTCTTCAAGCAATTTCTTGATTCCTTCAGTCACTAAGCCGGTAAAGATTGATACAATCATAAGTAACAGCAAAAAATATTCTAATGTCATAAATTTATCCTCCTCTTCCTATGCAAATACCCAGTCTTCAGCAAGCATATCTGCCTGTGACGCTAGCCATCCCATCTGTACACCAGAAGTTCCGACAAAAGCTACTGCCATGTTGCCGATTGCGTCATGTTCACAGTTCACGATATCTCCGGTAGGCGATTTATAAGAGATTCCGCTTGCAAGCTGAATGTACTGCTTCTTTCCATTCCATCCTTTTCTTGCTACTTTCATGCCTCTTTTCAGGTACTTAATTGCTTCTCCAAAAGAGAATGTTGCTTCTCCGCCAAGAATCGGGCAGTTCCGACTATCCGCATAAACCCACTCATCGGAAAGAATATTCTGAAGCGTATACTCCACATTCTGTGTTTCTCTTATATCCAGACAGTCACCGTCTTTTGTGTACATAAGGATTGTCTGGGATTCTTCATCCCACCACCAATAGCCAGCCCATGACGGGAGTTTTACTGGAATTCCTGATTTCATCTCTTCAAATGCTTCTTTAAATTTCATTTTCTCAATCCTCCTCATTTTCTGCCATATTGGCGTCGTTTTGTTCCTGTTTCTTCCTGTCCTCTTTTTCCCATTTCCGATCCTGCTGTTTGTCTTTGTTTGTCCGGATCCAGCCGCATATGCCACACTCTCCAATGGTTGCTGCCACAACTGCACAGGCATATGTTTCCGGCATGCTATCACACTGTCTGTACAGCAAAATCATCTGCCAGTTGAACCATATAAAAAAAGCGCCGACAAACATCAGCACTAGGTTCAATGTTCCGACTTTCTTTATCGCCGAAACTATCTTTTTTAATCTTTTTTTCATTTTACCTGCCGCCTCCAGTGTTTACAGAAAAGAATGTTCATCACTACATTTATCATAAATCTTCCTGATATTCGAAATCGAATGAACTGCTTTTCCATTTGGAAAGTGAGGATGATCGCTACAATAATTTTCATAAGTATCAATATCTTCAATAATCTGGTCAAAATGCTCCTCTGTATGTTTTACATCATGCTTAACCTCATCATTAAATCGAATAATTCTGTAACGTGCATTCTTAGCGTTTCCCTCCTCGATTTTGTCCATGACTTCTTTGTTCAGTACGCGACCAATTGATCGTCCCAATACTGTCCAAGGATTTACCTTAATTGGCGCTACCTGTACTAATGTAAGAACAACAAAAAGGATTCCCCCACCAGCTTCCAAAATCTCTTTTAACGTCATTCCAATACCTCCGTATTTAATTTCCAAAGCTTCTATATTGCTCTTACGGCGGGCTTCTTTGGCTATACATAGTTTTACCTCCATTAAAAAAAGAGCCTGCTCAGGCCCTTTTCATGCCATCAATTCTTCATCATCTGCGTCGGCATACTTTCTACAATGAAATTCCAATGTATCCATATCCCGTTCAATCTCATCAAGGGTTCTTTCACTCGCCCCCTTATTAAGTAGCAGAAGATCATAAATCAATGACCATTGTTTACTTATTATCTGTAGTTTCGTCATTCTTCCTTTGCCAGTTCTCCCATTCCGGAATCTTCCAGGATTTCTTTTACCTTTGCTTTCAGAAGTCTCGGTACCTCTGCATAAGTTTTCTTTCCAAGCATAATCTGCTGTGCCCATAACATTGCAATCATTTCTTTTCCTCCATCATTCTGTAATAATATAATAAAGTTACTTAATAGTTTCATCATTACTGATATACCAGTTCTGACATCTCAAGAACGCAACTTGTAAGCATTTCGTTCGAAGCCTGCAGTTCCTCTAATTTCTCTTCTAAGCTTTTTTCGCTTTCTGGAACATAGGACATATACTTTGTAGGAGATACTCTCACTGCTTCTTCATTAATTTTGTCAATAGATTCTCTGAACTGATGATAGTCATATTCATACATCATCTGCTCTGCCGAGCCTTCCATCTGTCCCTGTTCAATCGTCACTTTCTGCTCATTCAAGCACAGCGTAACATCCACCATGCCATTATTAACAGGCTGCCAGCGCACTTCTGGCTGACGTTCCATATATTTCGCTTTTTGCATGCTTGCTGATCCTCCTTTTTGCAGCTGCGCAAACAGCATCAATGTTATATTTATCTTTGACGTATTTGGAATCGGTATGTTTAAACCATCCATAGTAACTGGTACATTTATAAGCAATCTCCAGAGGGATTTCAACTCTATTCTTCATGCAGTACCAAGCTACTGAATAAGCTCTCCTTGCCCGCAGAAAGATCTTGCTTCTGATTTCTGTGTGGTCCCTGTAAATCACATAACCCATCATATCTATCGGTTTTCCGCGCCTTTCTGCCTTATCTTTTTCTCTGTAATTCTCATATTTATTTCCGGTTTTAATGCGATAATCAATCGGGAATAGGTCTGCATCCGGTTTTATTGTGAGTCCGTACTCTTTCAACAGGTACTTTTCTAACGCCCGAGCCGCCCTCTTAACATCAGCTTCCCGGGCTCCTATGAGCAGGATGTCGTCCATATAGAATATACAGAAAAATACAAGTCTCTTGCTTTCAGTCGTACCATCTCGGTGCTTTCTGGTCTTATGTAGGCTAAGTACATACACATAGGCTTTAGACAGGTAATAATTGCACAGAAACTGTGATAAACCGGAGCCGATATTAAGTCCCTGTTTGTATGTCCCTATCAGAAAGAACACAAGATACAGAAGGACTTCGTTCTTCACATCGTGTTCCAACATACGTTTCAATTTACGGGTATCAACCGATGGATAGCATTTCCTTACATCGCCCTTCCAGGCATACCGAGATTGAGCATATTTCTTTCTGATCTGATGCTCTATTGCTCTTTTGCCTCCGAGTTGTCCTTTTCCTTTGATACTTGCATATTGATGATAGCCCAGTTTTCTTCTCCAGAGTTCATCCAGTCCTTCGCTGGCTATTTCGTCAAGAATAAGCTGTTTTACACTCTCCACTCCGATTTCTCGAAACTTTCCGTTTATTCCATCTCGCCGCCAACCATACTGAATAGGTTCTGCTTTCAACTCTCTGTTCTGGATTTCATATCTGAGACTTTCTGCCACTGTACGGATCAGACCGGATACCATGAGATCTCTTTCGTCTGTGTCTCGAAGTAATCGTTTCATAGCCTGCAAACTCATTGAACTTGTGCGACCATGCAGATACTTTGCCACATCTGGCCGTTTCCATTTTTCGTCAAGTGCTTCATAAATTGGATCTTCAATAAAATCATCTGCTAAAATATTTACATTCTTGCAGCATTTCTTCAT